TGAGGTTTACAGCGACGATCCCCGCGACGTTAGCAACATGGACTATGCCGGATTTATTAAAGTGTACTCCGCCATCATGGGCAAAGCGGCCGAAAAGCTGAAAGAAAACCGCTTCGCTGTGATAATCCTTTCGGACGTGCGGGAGGATTACGGATTTTATCGCGATCTGACCGGGTTGACAAGACGGGTAATGGCTGAAAAGGGCCTCGGCCTGTACAATGATATCATCTTGATCAACCAGATCGGCTCGGGCGCCTGCCGGGTACGCCGGAACATGGTAATGCGGAAGGTGGTTCGGACGCATCAGAACGTGATGGTCTTCTATAAGGGCAATCCCAAAAACGTCAAAGACTATTTTCCGGAGCTCAAGGAAATAAACGACGATGAAGTTGCCAATATGGTCCAAGATGATTCGGAATAATTCGTGAGCTTTCCATCTCGAAGAATAACCGCTGCTGTATTAAGATTGAGCAAATTGGAAGGATGATGCAGCATGACGGATGAAATCAGAATGCTCCGGGAGAAAGCCGAGTGCGCGAAAATCGGGTATTTGGCCGGGGAAATCTCGCGGGAGGAAGCCGAATCGTTGATAAAGCCATATGCGGATGCGTTCAATGCAAAATCGCGTGAACTGGCCAGAAAATACCACAGAAGGCCGCAACAGTTTTCAGTTATAGCGTTTTTCAGATAAGCCGATAGCCGCCGTGAGCAAAATCACAGCGGCTTTTTATATGCCGCCAAGGGTGCGAGAGCCTGAAGCGGTAATCCTCCTTTCGGTGCGCTGTCTGAGTGGCACGGGCGGCGCATAAATGCTGGAATAGTTCAGTTGGCAGAACACCTGTTTTGTAATCAGGTTGTCGAGGGTTCGAAACCTTCTTCCAGCTCCACGGCGGCGGGAGCCGACCACAGGTGAAACGCGTAAGTAACCTGTCAAGAATCCGTAAGTCCGCCTTTATATGTCAGCAGCACAACCGGTCCAACCGGATCGGCGTCGGCGTGTTAGCCGGATGCTGACACAAGCCGAATATTACAGGGCGGCCTTCGGGCCGTCTTTTTGTGTGGTGAAATGCGCCATGAAACATTGTCGATATCATCCGGAATTCAATTGGCAGGTCTATGGCGCTGCTGAAAAGAGAGCCGATGAATACTGGAAAAAGCGGAAGCAGATGCAGGCCATAGGCGACTCAAAGACAATTAATTCCGAAAAAGAAAATGAAGAATACGGTCCGCAAATTATCGGTCGGCGGTAAATTTTGCGGGACAAACGTAACGCCGGAGGTGGTGATATGTAGTGGACAAGCACGATCCCGCGTATGAGGACGCTTTCAAGGATTGGCAAAGCGGCATGAAGTATAAGGAGATTGCCGAAAAATACGGCGTCACTTTGAGCGCGGTAAAATCGTGGGCCACCCGCGATTGGAAGGTACGAAAAGTTGCAACCGAAAAAAAGAAAAGTTGCAACCAAAAAGGACGCAGCGCGAGGAGTAAGGCGCAGTTAGGCAATCAGCACGCGGTAGGGCATGGTGCTCCGCTGCGGAACCAGAACAACTTAAAACACGGCCTGTACGCGGGAGTGTATTGGGACGTCCTTTCAGACGACGAAAAGGCCATGCTTGAAAACATGGATTTCTCCGACGAGGAAGAACAGCTTCAACAACAGATCGCAATGCTCTCCGTGCGTGAACACAGATTGATGATTGATCTGAACCGAATGCGCCGGATCGGTCAGGACGGCAAGAGCAATAACATGGGCATGATGCTCTATACGGTCAGCCGGGGAGAGTTTAATCATGAGCAATCGGATAGCACCGGACGCGTGTGGAAGGTTCCAACCGAAGATGAAAAGAAAAACGGGCATAGCGTCCATCTCAACACGACAATGGTGTCCGTCACCGAGACAATTGTCCGCTTTGAGGCCGAGCTTACCCGCGTTCAGAAGCAAAAAGCAAAGTGCATCGAACAGCTGAACGCAATCCGGGAGTCAAAAAAATCTGACGGGCAGCCTTCGAGTGACTTGGCCAATGGTGAAAATAAGGTCGTGATCGTTCTACCCGATAATGGGAGGGATAAGAAGTGATCGAAATCGGTCCTCAACCTGGGCCGCAGGAGCGCTTCCTGTCCAGCCCGGCGGATATTGTTTTTTACGGCGGCGCGGCAGGCGGCGGCAAAAGCTACGGTCTGCTATTGGAGCCATTGCGGCATATTGACAATCCGTCCTTTGGCGCTGTAATTTTCCGTCGCAATGCCAATCAGATAACCAACGAGGGCGGCCTTTGGGATACGTCCATGACGATCTATCCATATGCGCACGGGCGGCCGTCGCTTTCGCCGAGGGCTACATGGAAGTTCCCTTCCGGCGCGAAGGTGTCTTTCGCCCATATGCAGTACGATCAGGACCGCTTATCCTGGCAGGGCGCACAAATTACGATGATCGGCTTTGACGAGCTGACGCATTTCAGCCGCAAGCAGTTCTTCTATATGTTATCGCGCAACCGCTCTGTGTGCGGAATCAGACCATATGTGAGAGCGACCACGAACCCGGACGCTGAATCATGGGTGGCCGAGTTCATTCAATGGTGGTGGGACCCGGCGACCGGGTATGCAATTCCCGAACGGAGCGGCGTCCTCCGCTACATGGTGCAGATTAACGACGTTATCCATTGGGGTGATACGCCTGCCGAGTTGGTCAAGAAGACCGATTGCAACCCGGAAGACTGTAAAAGCGTGACGTTTATCGCGTCCAGCGTTCAGGATAACAAGGTCCTTCTGGAAAATGACCCCGGTTATCTTGCGAACCTGAAAGCCATGGCGCTAATCGACCGGGAACGGCTTCTAATGGGAAACTGGAAAATCAAGCCGGCAGCCGGTCTCTATTTCAAGCGGTCACAGGTACCGCCGGACGGTTGGCTCGACGCAATACCGGATGATGTCGTTCGCTGGGTGCGTTGCTGGGACTTGGCGGCCACGGATACCGACGAAAACGGCGACCCGGCCTACACGGCGGGCGTCCTGATTGGAAAGCGCCGCTGTGGGCGCTATGTCATTGGCGACGTCACCCGCGCACGGTTGAGCGCCGGGAGGGTACGTGATCATATTTTAGCGACTGCCCGCATGGATAAGAGCCGGTATAAAACCGTTAAAATCCGCTTGCCGCAGGATCCGGGGCAGGCCGGGAAGGACCAGGCAGAGAACTTTATCAAGTTTCTGTCTGGTTTTTCTGTTGTCACCGAGCGTGAGACCGGCTCAAAGGAAGCTCGCGCCGAGCCGTTCGCCGCGCAATGGCAGCACGGTAACGTCGATGTTGTCCTCGGCCCATGGACAGAAGACTTCCTGAATGAGTTGGAAGGCTTCCCAGAGGGAAAATTCAAAGACCAGGTGGACGCTTCGGCGGACGGGTTTGCGGAACTGCAAAAGGGGTACACCGGCGGCCCGCCGCCGCAAAATCTCGGAAATACAAAATCAAGCTATTGGAGAGGCAGGTGATATTACGCCACAGGAAATTGGACGTGTCGGCCAGAAAAAATATGCCGGCATTTTTTACGAGGAATTTCTCCCGGAGCTGTCCGGGACGCGCGGCATTGAAACCTATAAGGAAATGGCCAACAACGACGAAATTATTTTCGCTATGCTGTACGCCATCGAAATGCTGCTTCGGCAAACAAAATTCAATATCGAACCTGCCAGCAGCAAGACGGTTGATAAGGCTGCATCGGACTTTGTAGATAGCTGCATCAACGACATGCAGTATACCTGGCAAGACACGCTTTCGGAAATTCTCTCGTTTCTCACATACGGCTGGTCATATCACGAAATCGTCTATAAGCGCCGCTGTGGGCGCTCGAAAGACTCGCGGTATTCCAGCAAGTACGATGATGGGCTGATCGGGTGGCGTAAGCTTCCGGTTCGCGCACAGGACACGCTTTCCCGCTGGCAGTACGACCCGGTCACGGACGAACTGCAGGGCATGGTGCAGACCGCGCCGCCCACTTACACGGAAGTGATGATTCCGATTGAAAAGGCACTGCACTTCCGAACGCGGTCCAGCAAGGAAAACCCGGAAGGCCGGTCCATCCTGCGCGGCGCTTACCGCTCCTGGTACTTTAAAAAGCGCATTCAGGAGATCGAAGGAATCGGCGTTGAACGCGACCTCGCCGGTTTCCCGGTCCTTACGGCACCAACGGATGTAGATATATGGGATGAAAGTGAAGAATCCAAGCAATATCTACAGCGGGCCGAAAAGGTTGTCACATCTATTCGCCGCGACACGCAGGAGGGGCTCGTCATACCGGACGGCTGGAAGCTTGATCTGCTGTCTGCCGGAGGAAAGCGGAATTTCGATACCGGCCAGATCATAGAACGTTGGGATAAACGCATTGCAATGACAACCCTCGCGGATTTCATCCTTCTTGGGCAGCAGAGTACCGGGAGCTTCGCCCTTTCCTCTGACAAAACAGAGCTTTTCGGTACCGCAATGGGTACCTACCTTGATATTATTTGCAACGTGTTCAATACCCAGGCAATTCCGCGCTTGGTAGATCTGAATGCCGAGCATTTCAACGGTTTTTCGGACTACCCGACAATGACGCATGGCGACGTCGAGAATGTGGATTTGACTGCGCTTGGGTCGTTTGTGAATCAGATGGTCGGGTGCGGCGCACTTACCCCGGATGCCGGCCTTGAGGATTACCTGCGGCAGGCGGGCCACCTTCCGGAGCGGACAGAAGAGTATCCGTCCGATACGCCGCCTGAGGACGGGGAAGAGCCGGAGGCCCGCGACGTGGACAATGATTCTGATCAGCTTGAGGATGACTCAGGCGTGGATGGTGATGATTCGTGATACTGTTGCTCAATACCGTGCGAAAAGCCGATGTTGACCCGCATCAAGAGGCGTTGGACCGTCTGAAGAAGTTCACGGACAGCTGGGAACCTGATCTAAAGCGGTTTATTGTCGGTGGCCGGGACGAAAACAATGTTTCGTATAAGGACATTCGGGACGCCCTGTTAAGCGGAAAGATTTCAAAACAGATGTTGCTCGAATGGCAGCAAACCTATGCAATGTTTGTCGTGGACGCTCTACAACCGTTGTGGGATGAAGCTTTTGAAACCGCAGCACAGCAAATCAGTACGGTACGGGATGGCTTTCAGTATGAT